TCCAGAGTGGCCGGATGGTCAATGCGACTGCGCCCATTTCCGCTATGTCCTGTATCCCTTGATCGTGCGCGGGTTCCCGCCTGCGAACAGGGCTTGCAAGCATATCGAAGCTGTGATTCAATCGGGTTTATGGAAAAAGACGTAACGCCTGCCCCCGCCAGATCGGAATACTCGGATGAACAGAAAGACGCGCTCAAGGTTCTCGTTATCGAGATCGGGGTGACGGCAACGAGCAACCGATTAGGCATCCCCCGCACTACATTGCAATCGTGGGTGGATCGTTACGGCTGGCTCAAGGAGATTCCTAAGCACCTGCTTCCGACTCGCCGGAGGAACAAGATGAAGATGAAGCCGGGGGACGCGCTTGTGCAGGAGTTCAAGGACTTGGACGGCGATTCTCGGATCAACCTGGCGCGTGGACTGAACAAGGGTGCGCGGGCAATCGGGCAAATGAACGGAATCGAAGTCGTGGAAAAAGCTACGGAAGTGAAATCCGTGGTGCAGAGCATCGCCATTACTCATGCTTGGGATTCAACCAGACCCGTGAACAAGGTGTCACTGTCCATCACGGGTAACGGCAAGGCGATTGAGGGTGCGGTGGAAGCTGAGTGGCAGGAGATTGGGGAAACGAATCTGTTGGAGGATTAAAAGGGAATCGCCCCGCCCATGTCGAGACACGGACGAGGCGACTATCCATCACCACAATGAAAGGTTTATCCGTATTAACTATTCCGGTGCTGCCGGGATTGCTGGTTGCGCGGGTTCGGGCTGCTCGGTTGTCGGGTTGTCGTCTGCACGGTCACGCTGTTCAAGCTCTCGGCGTATAGCCTCTGCGCGGGCGCGGTTAATGTCGAGGATGAAGTGGAGAAGGTTCATGGCTTTGCTTGTTTCATTTCCGCCCTTAGCTGTTTTGTAAGTTTTGCGAAAAAGTCCCGGCTGGTTCTTGCGCTTTCGTAGCGCATTCGCAGTAACTTAAAAGCCTGCAACTTCCTTGCCTTCTTTCTGGCGGATTTGGTGATTTTCTTTTTCATGACTTCACCTCCCCGCCTATGCCTCGCGCTATTGTCGCGGCTGCGATGTCGCGGTTTGTCACTGTCTGCCCCATAAAAATATGCGTTGCAACGTATCGGATTGCCACGATCTCCCCTGCCAGATTGCGGGTTGTCAGCATATCGGTCACGGTGCATTCCGTTGCGTGCTTGCCTATCGGGGTGAACTTTGTGCCTATCGGGTAGTAGTTCATGCTGCAACCTCCTGCAACGCTGCTACGGTGTTCTGCAATTCTTCGACTATCGCTCCTATCGGGGCTGCAACTCTTACCCTGCGCCCCATTTCCACGGCTACGCTGTAAGGGTGGACGGCAACGCCTACGGGATGCCCGATTGCACGCTTCCTGCGCCCCGCCTTGGGCTTTTTAGCGGTAATCGGTGGTGGGAGTGCCTGTCCCCGCCTTTCGTCGTGGAGCATCCCGTCTGTAAGTCCAGCAATAAACTGCCGTTTCACGTTCTGCTCGATGCCCGGTGTCTTGGCGAACTCCTGCCATAGTCGGGCGAAACTTTTGCCGATGGATTCCGCCAGTGAGCGCAAGCCGGGCATAGCGGAAGCGGGGGAGGCTATGCGGATTTCTAGCTTGGCTCCGGCATAGCGGAAGCTCCCCGCCAGCCCTAGCTGGCTTTCAAATGCCCACTTGATAGCGGAAGCTATATCTCCATCAGCATCCGGCAATTCAATCAGCGGTTGCGCTTCGCCTCGGATGCAATGGGAAAAGGCGAAGCCGGAAAAAATGTCGCCTGTTGCTTCTGGTGGAGTGGTGAAGTCGTAGCGGGTGCAAAGTTTGGCGAGCTTCGCGGCTGCGCTTTCGCGCTCTCCATCGGTTCCGCGTTCCGCGAGTGCTGTTAGCTTCGCGTGAAGTGTCCAGTGTTTCGGGGTTGCGGGGTTCATTGCGCCACCTCCGCATAATTTTCTGCTGGCATCTTGATCGCTCCGATCCGCAAGTCAGCGCAAACGTCGCCATTGTATTCCCGCGACGTATAAAACGGGGCAAATCCTACCCGCGATCCGATCCACTCGTTCCGCGCTCTACTGTCTGCGCTGTGCTCAAGTGGCGGGAAGGGTGCGGCAATGCTGATTTTGATATACTGCCGCATCGATCCGGCTCCGATCCGGCATCGTTTCAGCTTCACGCCTAGCATATGCTCAAGCGTTGCCTTGTAGTGGTTCGCGTTCATACTGTTGCTCCTTTCTTCTCGAAAATGTCTGCCAGTTCTGCCTCGTATTGCGCTGCATCGTCAAAAGTCTCGATGTATCGGGCAAAGGTCGGGTAATGGGGTGCGCTTGCCGTTTGGCGATGCCAGTGGATCGATTTCTCGCGTGCTGTGCATGAGACTTCGCGGAAGCTAGGGATTCGCCCCGCATAGTTTTTCTGCTTTTCAACTGTTGCCCATGCAACCTCGTCGCCGGGTTGCCCCGCCCCGCAAAAGCTGAAAACGGTTTCCGCTCCTGCGATGCAACCTCCGCAACTTGTTCCGGCGATTCCCCATAGCTTGCGCTTGATCCGCCTTGTGAGGATATAGGTGATCATTTGGTCGCTCCTTTCAAGGCTGCGCGTGCGGGCTTCATCACCCCGTTTTCATATTCGTTCAACTCACTGAATATGTCGCGGATTTTTCCCGTGGGGCGGTGCTTTTCAAGATACTGCACAGCGGCGGCGAGCGCATCCCGCAACGCTTTGATCTCTGCTCTCTGTGTCTCTGTATGCGAGAAAAGACTTGCGACAAGCGTGCAAAGTTGATCCTCTGTTTCCGTATCGGTGGCGAATGCGTCCTCTAATACCTCGCGCAAAAGCGTTTCATCTGCTCCGGGTATCGCTGCGATCTCCGGCGTGTGACCGGGTGAAGCGGGCGCGGTGTCCCCGCCAGTAACGCGATCTGTTGTGCTGTCTCCGGCGATCTGCTGGTAGCTTTTCTGTGATGTGGTTTTCATTGTTGTGGTGTTGTTGTGTTGTTGTGTTGTTGTTGTTTAGTGCTGGGGTGAAAGGGTTTTGTGGTAGGTCAATGGCCGGATCGCGTTCGGCTGTGCTGGAATCTTCCAAGTGCCGCAAATTACCCGGACGTAATCGCCGCAAAAGTCTGACATTTTCCAGAGCACTCCCCGCCCATCGCGGAAGTGGGTTGCTGCGGGTGCATAGGTTGCGCGGGTGCTTGTTGTCATCGGGTTGCCTCCTGTGCTTTGCGCTCTAGTGCATCGGCAATCTCGTTCCGAATCTGGCGGCGTTTGCGGGTGTAGCGTTCGGGGGTTCCGCGATATACTCCGAAAAGGAAAGCAAGCCCCGCCTGCGTTATTAGTTCAAGGGTTGAAACGTGGTTCGTGTCGCTGCTGTTGCGTCGGAAAATGACAGCAAGGTTGCAGAGGTCGTGTGATTTCATGGTCGTGGTGGATGTGGTGTTGCTTCGGTTGCTGGGTTTATCCGGCCCCGCTGCCGCCCTTCGCCTCGGTGACCGGGGAAAAGGGCGGGGTGCGGGGCTAGTATTTCGGGCGATCTTGAAAGGTGAACGCGATGCCTTCGGGAAGTGCGGATCGGTCTGCTTCTGCTACTACCTGATCAAACTCGTCGCGGGTGGTCAACTTCTCCGTGCTGCTCCAGTTGAAACTGATCGTGTTGCTGTGGGTGTAGTAAATGAAGTTGCGGAAGCGCGGGAAATAGCGTTCGGCCATGTAAAGCGCAACTTGCGCGCCGCGTTGCTCCTTCTCGATCTTCTTCGCTAGGTCTGCGCGGATTTCTGCCAGCTTCGCGGATTTCTGCGCCTTTGCTTTCGCCTTGTCGCGTGCTGCGACTTGTTCGGGCGTGTAGTATCCGGAAGCGCGACGATGCTCGATCTGTGCGCGTTGTTCGGGTGTTACGGTGTCCCACAAGCCACGGGTCGCTGTGCTCTTGAACTTTTTACCTGTCCACTGTTCCAGCATTGCGATAGCGGCATCTGCTTCGCCTTTCCATTGTGCAATGAATCCGTGATCCTCTAAGACTGCGCGGAGTTCTAGCTCCGTGCGCGGCATTGCTGCGACGATGGCGGCAACTTGTTCGTTGGTTGCGTGGATATGCTCGGCAAAAATTCGGCGGCAATCTTCCGCGCTATTTCCGCTTTTTCCGCTTCCGCCGTGATACTGCTGCCCTAGTCCGCCACTGAAACCAGCGAACCAGTAGAAAGCATTCGCTGCGCTGTGCATCGGCAAGCCTTCGTGTGTGCAAAGGTGGAGCGTCACAAAGGGCGCGAGATCGGGGCGAAGTTTCAATATTTGATCGTGACAGCATCCTGCCATTAAATTTACCCATCTGCCGTTTTTGCGCTTCTCGTCAACGTCTGCGGTGATGCTGAAATCCTCGTGTCCGTTGTTGCATTCGTCATTGAGGCGGATTTTGATCGTGGTGCGCTCGTTTCCGCTGATTATGGTAATGCCGTGGCGCAAGTCGTTCGTGGTGGTGGTTGCTTCGGTTGCTGGTGCTGGTGCTGTCGTTGTTTTCATGTTGTTGCTTTTGTGGTGTTTGGTTTTGTTGTTGTTGCGCTCCAGGGGTTACAAGCTCGCCGCGATGATAGCGGCAAGGGTCAAAAGGGTTAAGATGATCGCCCGGTGGATCGTTTGCGCTCTGCGATAGCTGGCGAGGTTGTGCCGGATGCGGGGTGCGGTGGTGATGGGTTTTGCGGTCATTTGTTAAGGTTTACGAGGTTGGCGTTGATCTGCGAAAGGGTGAAACCGTAGAAGGCGGGCCGTTGGTTCCCGGCTGCATCGTAAAGCGGGATCGGTTGCGCGTGCCATTTTCCATAGCTGGAAGTGCTGCGCGTGATGCGGTAGGTTCCGTTTGCGTAACCGATATACTCGCCACGGCGGAACGCGCTTTTGTCAATGTTGGAAAGGTCTTTCATCGGGTGCGGTGGTGCGGTGGTTTAGTTGTTCAAAATTGCGCGGGCGGTGGCGCGGAGTGATTCGGTGTCTCGGTTGAGCTTGCGGCGTTGCTCCTCGGTTGCTGCTGTTGCTGCTGCTGTGATTTGCTTAGCCTCGCGCATCGCCTGCGCCTTGATCTGTTCAGCGTCGGCTTTCGCGTCTTCGCGGATTTGCTTCGCGTGCTGCGCTGCATGGGCCGGGAGCGCATCGGGGAAAATGTCGCTTGTGATCGCCTGTATGATTGAGGGGATCGCGTAGTTCAGCCACTCGGCAAGATAGCTGTTATCTGGCAGGGATTTGCAGAATGCGACAAGTGCGGCGATCTCCTGGCTTTTGGTGGGTGCGGTTGTTTTGGATAGTGTGATCACGGTGGTGCGGTGTTGGTTTGTTGGTTTAGCGGGGGGAAAGGGTTCCATTTTCAGATTCAAATGCCCAGCCCTTGCGGAATAGGAAAGCGCGGACTTTGCGGGCGTGCTTGCGGCATCGGGCGTGCTCGGCATCGGTGCGGAGTTTGGCGGGATCGGTCAAACAGTTGTAAAGATAGCATCCTCGCTCACTCTGCAAGGTGCGGTTGCTGATTGCAGGGGTTGAACGTGAGCGGTAGAAAAGCGGTGGAAGTGTCATTGCGTTAAAAGGGTTATGGTTTAGAGTTCGGTGATGTCTGCTACTGCGGGAGAGACGGCGTGTGCCTTTTGCACGGCTTCGGCGTAGGTGCGGCACTTGAAGCGGCGGGTCTTTCCGTTCATGTATTCGGCAACGTAGGTTTTGCGGGTGCTGTCGTTGTTGGGCTGTGCGGTCTGTGCTGCCGTGTTGCGCTTTTCCATTTCTGCGAGATAGATCGCCTTTTGCGCTGCTATGCGCTCGGCCATCAAATCGGGATCGCGCTCTGCGGGGTCGCCTGGCGTGAGGATGACGCAAGCTCCAAGGGCGGCTTGTTGCTGGTTGTGTTTGCGCTGCATAGCAAGCGCGGCGGCGGCGGGCTTCGCGCACTCGATCAAGTGTTGCAAAGTCTCAATGCCGTCGTGCGTGATGTGTCCGCATTTGTCGCAAGCGTGGCCGGGTGCGGGTTTGTCGCTGATATATGCGTCCGCTAGTATATCGGCTAGTTGGGTGGAGTGTTTCATAAGTGGTTTTTGTTGGTGGATGTTGAATGTTCTCACGTAGGGGAATCTACACGGTGCACGTCTGCCGTCAATAACTATTTCACTTTTTAACTAAAATAGTTTAGAGCGGAAAAACAGAAACCGTGCCAAGTCGGGAAAATAGATATTCGGTCACGCTGACTATTCTGGTGCGCTTAGCATCGGCTGCATCGGCTGCCGTGGTGCTTCGGGTGTCGTCGTCCAGGTGCTGCCGTGGTGCTGTTGTCGCTTGTCCGGTGCTGCCGTGGTGAAGGGTGATCGGGATGCGGTGGTTTGCGTCTCCTGCTTCTTCTGCGCTGCTGCCATTTCTGCCATTTGCGGGCATACTGCATCCGAGCACCGTTCAACCGTTCATCCCCTCTGATTGTCTATCGGATTGGTAGACAATGCCGTGGGTGCTGCGTCTTTCGGGTATTTCTGCACCTGCCGCACCTGCTGATCCGTGGTCGAGCGTGGGCCGTGGATCGCTGGTCGCGCTGGTGCTGTGCTGTCCGGTGCTGGTGCTGCTCCTTATATCGGGGAGGAGCGTGTTCAGTGGATAGCTGCTGCTGTTGTCGCCTGCTGCCGCTGTCTCCTGCTGCTGGGGCTGTCCGGTGCTGGTGCTGGTGCTGTGCTGCTGCTGGGGCTGCCGTGGTGCAGGGGCTAAGGAATCCCTTTGCCCGGAGCAATGGGTGATCCACCCTAGCGGGAGGGGCGGATCAGCGGAGATGCGGTTCCGTAACACCCCTCCCGCAGATTTTACCTCTGAAACCGTTTTCAGCGGAACCACGACAACCCGATACCGCTGCATCCCTATTACCGCTGCAACCCCGCACTCCTGCATCCCTGCTGCTCGGCAACCCTGCAACCGTGAATACGGAGCGTCCGTTCACTTTCTTATACCGTGGTGAAGTGGAGAGCGGTTGAAGTGGATCGCGGCAACGGTGCTACGTGCAACGGTGCAACACGACATCCCTATTCCCCGATATAGCCATGATCCGCTTCGCGTTTATGATCTACACGCGAGGGAATCTGGAAGATGGAAACGTGTCAAGATTATATTTGTCCAACAGGGGAAAATAGATCAGGTGGTTAGGGGGATTGATTGTTTATATGCGTGTATTATCAACGGATGAGAGCAAGTCGTATTCAACCTGATTTCCCCATGCAGTCCAGCCTGGTCGTTTTCGGCGGGCGAATAGTTCAAGATATGGGCCGTAACTTATGCGTTCGATTATCGAGTAAAAGCTATCGGGTTTTCTGCTATGATCTTGTTTTGGCTCCGAGATGACGCTTGAGATAGTTACTCGCTTACCAGCCTCATACCTGTATGGCATCGGCTTTCCTTTTCTGCCGAAAAGAAGCAGTTCGTGCTGGCCTCGAAAGTATTGCCCCATGCCGATTTTGTCCTTCACCCACACCAAGTTTGTTATGTAGTGAAATCCTAGCTCCTTCATTAAATCCAAGCCGTCTTGAAGTTTATTATTCACGACCCATAAATAGCAGTTAGCCTGTTCCGCTATTAGCGGCTTTACCCATTGAAGCTCTCTGATTATTTGAGGCGTAGGCATAACTTGGTAGTGCATTTGAGGCGTTCCCCATCCACCTTTTCCTCCTGTGCATATCTGCCAAGGAGGGTCTGCGAGGATGCAGCCGAACTTACTGCCGCCGAGATCGTGGAGTAGGTTATTCAAGGAAGTTGAGTAATGGGGTTTTGCACTTTTCCAGTTCCCGGCAGGCTGCGCAGACTTTGCGGTGGTCGAGTAGCAGGGAGTCCCGTTCAAGGGATGCTGCGATGAGTTGGAGTTCAAGGGATTGGGCGAACTGGATGAAGTCGGCCTTGGTCATCAGTTGATTGTTGAGGGAAGAAAGGGCTGCGGTGGTGAGCGGGGTTGGGGTCATAGATGGATGATTCCCTTGTGTCTGTTGCCCCAATAGAACCATGCGTAGTCTGTCGCATCTGTCTTTCCGTTGTCCGTGAAGCATGGGCGTTTGCTCAGGACGAATAATGCGGAAGGTTCGTTTGCCTTAAACCATGCTGCTCGTTTGCGGCTGGCGAGGAAGTTGATCCGAAGCAGCATGAATACTTCGTCTGCATGAGCTACTGCGTGCTGGCAGAACTCGAAAGCGATGGAGTAGGGCGGGTTGGTGATGATGCACTCGCGTAGGGTGTCGTCCTTTAGGAAGTCGTATCCGTTGTTTAGGTCGTTGCCGAATGCGGCTATTTTGTAATCCAGCATGGATGTGACGAGTCTTGCGTCTCCGTAGGATGGCTCCCAATGTTCGAGATTCCTGTCCAGATACGGCAAGAGCTGGGTAAATGCTGATAGTGGGGTGGCGTAGAAATCTGCTTCTCGGCGGATTGCGCCACGGTTGGTTGCGCTCATTGTTCGCCTCCAAGTCTCGGTATTGCCGAGAGTTCGTTTGCTGCTTTCAGCGCGGACAATAGGCGATTGCCGTCCGAGACGGTTATCGGCTGAACAAGCCCACAGCGGCTATCCGTTGCCCGCGATTGATCTGCCGCGTAAGCCTCCGCTGCCGCCTCAAGTTCGATTAGCGCGTGTTTCAGCGCATCCCGCTCGGCCTTATCTTCTTCCCTAACTATGCTTCCATCTCGCCACATCTCCAGCTCTGCGGTGACTGCGGCGAGTTCGATGCGTAGCTTTTCACATTCATGCTCAGCTACGTCGCGGGCAAGCTCAGGTGTTATGTCTGTTCGTGGTAGTTCGTTGCTCATTTGGTTTCTTCTAGGGTTTGGCGGGCGATGCCTGGGGTGTCACAACCGTAAGGGCAAATCCCGTCGCCGTGCTTGCTGTCTTTGTCGTATCTGGCGATTGACTCCAACGCCGTCCTGCACTTGGCGAGCTTGGAGAGTGCGGTGTCTTTTTCCTTTACATACGTTGCCGCCCATCGCGTCTCCGAGTCCCTATCCTGAGTCATTAGGTCTAAGTCTGCTTTGTAAGCCAACGCCATATTTGCGTTATGCTCACGCTCGGCTGAGTATTGCGCGGCAAGGTTTGCCCACTTATCCCTTTCCTCCGTCCGCTCTGCGAGCATTTGCTCTAGGGTGCGGGCGAAGTCGGCAGACACCCTGTCGCTTGGTTGCGAATGTCCGCCAATTCGTGAGGATTCCGCATCAGTGAGCGGCGTTGGTCGTTCGTTTGGTATCATAGTATTTGTTTCGCGATGTATTCCTTGAGAGTTTCCCCTTCTTCACGGTCTATTGCCCAAGCTATTGTCAGGATTGCCCACGCGATAAAGCATATCGGGATGGTGATTAGTTTGATGATGTTCATACAATGTTTTGTTTTGAATTGTTCAACTCGGCCAGTTCTTCTGCTTTGACGAGTTCGGCAAAGCGGTTCACGGCGCGGTCGTAATCATCAATCTCGCTCCTGCCGTCATCACCTTCGGGCAAGTCTCTTTCGATTGCTGCGGCAAGCTCTCTCTCTGCATCCGCCAGCGCACGCCTCGCGGCTTGTAGCTTCGTCGGTTTCGTTTCGGTGATTTGGAATAGTTCGTTCATAGATTTTTGTCGAGTAGCGCGAGAATTGCGAACCAGTTTTCCTTGGTTTTGAAGTAGATTTCCATCGTCGTATCAACGAGGTAGATGTCTATGCCGAACAGCAACGTGTCGTCCTTGTAGGCGTAGTAGCCCTTAAAATCGATCTGATTGAACGTGAACATCACGTAGCCGTCCACATAGACCTTGACCCTGCCGTTGTAGATCGCGAAGTCGTAGGTGTGGGGAGTCATAGCTGGATTAGCACATTGTTGATTGTTCATTGGAGTAGTTCGATGGGCCATGCGGCGATGATTGCGTCTATGACACGCAGGACATTCGGGCTTCCGCCATGTCCGGGATAAAGCTCTGTTTCTAAGGCTAGCTTTCGCAACCCCTCAATCGCCGCCAGCGTGCTTTTCCATCCAGCTTCGGCAAGTAGGTCTATTTTTGTAATTAGAGCACCGCCGCTGCGACACAGTTGCAGATAATCTAGGTTGGCTTCGCACTTAGACTCGATGAGTGATAGGTGTTCGGTGGTGGTCACAGCGTCACCCCTTTCACGGATGCGAATAAGGTCTTGAGGTTGGTTTCGTTCATGGTTGCTTGGTCTCCCTCTGGCTTATCACGATAAAGAGGCTCGGCACACATTGGATAGTCTGCTGCGCCATATTTATGGAATCTTCAAGGCTTGTCTTGCTGTCCATGTGCATACTAAGAAGCGAACTCGCTAGTGCCATTACCGCACAGTTCCAATCGTCCACGCTTCGGCTACTGATTGACTCAGCTAGAATCGGGTCTAGCTTTTGGCAGATTTTCCTATACTTATCTACGTTGAAGTTAATTTTTGGTATGTTCATGGTTGTTGTGTTTTAGCTTGTTCCTTCGCCAGCCGTGCTTCGATTACCTGCTTCCTGCGCCCCTCCTGCATCTTTGCAGCCCATGCGAGGCGTTGTTCCTTTGTCATTTTGCGCCAGCGGATTTTCCCTCCATCGGCGTATGCTTTGACTTTCCAGACGAGTTTGCAGCGTGGGCATTTCATAGGTGTGGACGTAGGTGATATGGCACTTTACTAGCAAGGTCAAGAAGATTTATTGAAAAAAGATTTGACGGATAGAACGGGCATGGCAGTATCCGTGCAGATCGCAAGCCGGAATCAGCGGAGCGAGCAAAGCACTGATGCCTTGGGTAACTAGGGCTACAAGACAGTTGAAACCCAAACCGCTGATTCCGGTTTGGGTTTCGTTTTTCTAGGGACTAGCATTTCAGCACTCTCCTAGAGCGGGGCCAGCGTATCCGGCCTCTTGGTGGAAGCTCCAAGCGTGTAATCGGGCGGGGTTCTATCCCTCGACTATGGAACTAACCTGAGAAGGACTCCCCGACGAATGGATGGAGAGGGCTGGGTATCACTATCACTTCCCTCTTAATGTTGATCGGCGCAAGCTGAGAGATTACAGTCAGCCCCACGAAAGCAGGGCAAGCGTAGGCAAAGTCAGACCATCGCGCTAGGACTGTTGAAACTGCATACCGTGGCTCCTTTAAACCGCGAAGCTCTTTCAGTAATCTTCTTTTAGTAGGAGATTGCTGCACCCGTCTCACCATAACCCGCTAAACCCTTCTACACCGGATACACCTGCTGCCCTGCATCCCTATAACCCTGCTGCACTTCACCCCGATAAAAGGTATTGACGTAATCGTTAAACCCCGTAAAAGGTTAACACGTATATGGGATTACCGTTTGACATCTTGACCGGGGAATTGACTGATGAGCAGTTGAATGAACTGGCTGACGAGCAGCTTCGGCGTGAGCGCGAGGATCGGTTTCTTGCTGAATTGGAGCAGGAACGTGAAGCGCGATCTGCTGAACCTGTGTTCTCGATCTAACGTATGCCGTCACTTGCTGAAACGCAGGCGAAGGACAGCATCGGGTTGCCTCGATTTGAGGAACAGCGATGCGGCGCAATGGTGAATCATGTCAGGAAGAATCGGCTACTGGAATCGGAGCCACCCGACTGCACCGGATGCGGTATTGTGATAGCTGGTGGCGGGAAGTATCTGTCATGGAGTTGGGTGTTATGCCGAAGGCTACGGGAATTGGGGTGCGAGTTGCCGATACAGGTGTGGCACATAGGCGAGAAGGAGATGCCAGTATGGGCCGCGAAAAGTTTTGCAGAGATGAGGGTAGAAACGGTCAACGTGTTCAACGTCCTAAGGAAGCACATGGTTCGGAAGATGAGCGGGTGGGTGTTGAAGAATTACGCTGTCACGCATAGCCCCTGGCGTCATGTCATGTTCATAGATGCTGACTGCTTTCCAGTGGTGAAGCCGGAAACGATATTCCAGTTGTGCGAAGGCAAGACGTTATTCTTCAATGACGTTAAGCCGTGCCATCCGAGCCGCTGGGGATACACCTATTGCGGGTTGCTGCCGGATGTGGAATGGGAAACCGGGCAGTTCATAGTGGACAAGGTTGAGGGGTGGATGGGGTTGCGCTGGACGGGCTGGTTAAACGAGCATACCGATGTTTGGTTTAATCTTGGACACGGCGACAAGTTCACGTTTGAGCTAGGCTTCAGAATGTCGGGAGTCCCGATAGAAATTGGGGATGCCCCGAAATGGGGTGGATTCGGCATCGCGCATAGCTACAAAGGGGTTGCCGTTTTCGAGCATTGCATGGCTACCAAGCGCGGCGAGTTTCCGATGTTCCCGTGGTTGAAGAATCTGTTCAAGGAATGGGATGCGGTGAGTTTAGGGAAGCAAAAGTAGCTATCTCCCGCTATATACACTTCGCTGCTGCGTCCCATATTTCCCTGCTGGATTGACTTTCTTCAAGTAGTCCTCCGGGTTGAACGGCTTGGCTTCCCGCTTTTGCTCATACCCCGCAAGCCCGTTGCGCATTGCCAGATGGATCAGCAGACAGGCGGCATCAGCGTGATCGGGTGAACGGCGAATCCGTTCTTTCATGTCCTTCTTGCGCTCAATCGTCATGCGCTTTTTCTCGTCTGTGCCCATTTTGCGGGCGCATAGTTGCTTGGTGACGTTCGATTGACTGTTCATCCCGCCAACCGCTCTATTCATTATCGCGAGACGGGTAGTGCCCCATATCTGACACACCATGTTGGCGAACATCTCGCGGGCCTTGCGCTTCTCGCCGGGAATCACGATTCGGTTTTCAGCGATACCGGAGAACGAGATCGCGTGAACGGTGAGGCTGTAAGACTGCTCACGGGCTTCGCGCTCGATGTGCTGCAAAAGGATACCGCCATCACCCGTAACGTCCAAGGCGAGTTCGTGGCAGCTTCGGCTACGGCATTGTTCGACTACCTGCTTTGCAATCTGCACTTCAAAGGCTTCTTTTGATTGCTTTGGCACAAGCGCAATAGCATCGCGCTCCAAGGCAATCATGCGCTTGTAGCGGGCATCAATGTCGTCCTCATGCCTGCCGGAACCGATTTTTCCGAATTGAATGACACAGGGATCGCCTCCTGCGCGGAATCCAAGGTCGAGTCCTGCAAGGGCGGACAGGTTGTTGTCCTGCCAGTTGATTTTCTGGAATGCACCGCAAGACTCCATCAGCTTTCCAGAAAGAACCTTATCCGACACATCTACGGAAGGCGGAAAGCCGTAGAACTGCTTCCAATACATCGGCGCATCCTCGCCTCCTGCATCCGATAGAATCTCTTTGCGGAAGTTCTCGTTCATCAGGCGCGGAAACGGCATCTTGCCGGGTTCCTTGAAGTTTGGAGACTTCGCGCCGTTGAAGTAAAGGCATAGACCGGATGAAGTGGGCCAGCTATCCATCGTATCCTTGTCCAGCGATTTCCAGCCATCGGGATACTTATCACCGAAAGGTGCGGCATCAATATACATCGGGTCGCCTTCTTCGGGTGCATTACCGAGTCCGATGAACTGCGAGAACGGGTTCGTGTTCAAGTTCACGCGAGCCGTCAATACGCCAACGTCCATAAACGGAAACTCGTCGCAAATCCAGACTACGTGTTCGTTTTTACGTCCAACGATGGATGCGACTACGTTCTTGCCCTCCTGCCCCGGCTTGATGTTGATGCACTTGATAACGTCGCGGAAATCCCGCTCCTTCACCCCGTCCTCATCGCGCACTTCTTCATCGAGAGTAATCAGGTGGAGGGAATCAATGCGCTTGCCGATTTTGAACTTGTCAGCCTTGTGCAAGTCTTTCACCGCACCCCATGTTCTCGACTCGCCTGCTTCCGCTGATGTGGTGGACAGGAATACGGATGTGTTAAATGGTCGCGCCTTCCAGATGGTGTAGGCGTAGGCGGCTGATGCTTGGGTTTTGCCCGATGAACCGCAACCCATGAGCAGCAAACGGCGCGAGAAGCAGAACCCTTTTGCCATGCGGAACAGCCAATGGTTGAGGATGCCGTCATTCTCAAACTGAATCGTCTCCGGCCATTGCTGCATCCAGCATAGGATCAGGAACTCGTATTTCAGCGGGTGCTTGTGCGGGAGTGCGCCGAATGTCGCCAGCAGGATTTCGTATTCCGTCGCATCCCGCCCCTCCTGCCGCCGAACATCCGGCGACAGGAGTTGCATTTGCTCATCGTAGAGCGATTCAGCGGCGGCAGAAGGTCGCCAGAGCTTTGTGATGCACGGTATCAAGCGAGTTTTGGATACTTGGCATCATAGACCATGTGAACGAGTTTGCGCAGGGATTTTCCGTTGGGATTAATGCCGATTTTGAAGGCTTCGGCTGCAACACCGTCCAGCCCCATAGCCATGATTTGCTTGAACTCCGGCGTCATCTGCGGGGCGATACCCTTTGGACGAACACCAGGGGCAGGGAGCGCGGGATGAGTCGGCGGCGGGGTTGGGGCGGCGGCAGGAGCTAAGGCTGCGGGCGCGGGTGCTTCATAGAACACGGGTGCGGGTGCAACCGGAACTACGGGCGTAGGCGCAGGGTCTAATTTTGTCGGGGCAACCGATTTCTCTGCTTTCGGAACAATTGTTCCACTTTTCGTCTCCGGCAGCGAAGTCGGCCAAAGGATTGAGAAGGTTCCCGGCGTGAATGGGGCAAACCATGCACCCTTGAGACTGTTCAAGAACTCAATCCAGCTTTCGGGTTCGTAGTGGTCGCTGTGCTGCGTCACCTTCATGTTCGCGGCTGGCGGATTCTTTACGAAGTCACCGAACACACGCTGAAAAGCGGATTCCTGCTCAGCGGCAGTCATCTTCTTGTAAGCGTTCTTCACGGATTCCGCTTTGTCGAGAATCGCGGCATCCAGCTTGAGCTTGTAGTTTTTTGCGCCTTCAAAGTCGAGACGGCCAGCGCAAGCTGTCATCGCGTCGTTGATGTCGCGGATAGCTACATCATGCTCCTTGGCGGCAGCAGCGGTATCTACGAGGACAGCAGGACTGAATACCAGCCACACGCCCTCCGTGTTGAGTTTTTTGATTTCCCGTGATGCCGTGGCTAGCGCGGCGATGTCGGGTTGAGTTTGAACGAGTAATATGATATTTTTCATGTGAGGCGGGAAAAGTGACAAAAAAGAATACGGCGGTCAAAATGTTATTGACGGACATGAAGTAAAAGGGTAATTGCGTAATAAGTGAGCAAGTTGCCTACATACGAAGAAAAGCCGATCCCGACAAGGGTTCCGATTACCAGCTTCGGGGAAATCATTGATCCGCGCCTCGCGCTGACACAGTGTAAAAGCGGATTCTCGTTTGTGGTGGATACGCACAAGTTTCGGCAGCGGGTTATCGGGTATGCTCGCAGACTTGGCATTGAAGTGAGAACCGCGAAGAACGGCACAGGAAGATTCGACATCTGGCGTATATGAAAACCACTTGGACGCACAACCACTTCAACCTTGGCGACAATATGCTGTTCCTGCATCTGCTTCGCTCGATTGCGAAGGCGCACCCCGATCATTGGTTCATCCATTTCTGCAACGGGTGTCACTTGGAGCCGCTACGCGACATGGTTCGGGATTTACCGAACATCATGCTCGATTCATTTGATGCAAGGTCGCTATGGGACAACATCAAGGACGTTTCGATTGATACATGGAAGAACGCA